CCGTTCGCTCCAGCAGTTCTGGACGTAAAACAGTAAAGCTCTCTCCAAGTGAAGTTACAATAGCTAATAAACTTGGAGTGCCACTAACCGAGTACGCGAAATATAAAAATCGCTGATGGAGAACGAAATGACTGAACAAAAAGTTGATCGCACTCCCCGCGCTGCCGAGAACAGGGCGTCTAAGCCACGTCGCAAACCTTGGCAACCACCGTCTATGTTAGACGCGCCAGCACCTCCAGCCGGTTTTGTTCATCGGTGGATTAGAGCTGAAGTGAGGGGATTCGATGATAGGAAAAATATTTCTGCCCGCATGAGAGAAGGGTGGGAATTGGTCCGTAAAGACGAATACCCTGAATTTGAGGCTCCTACGATGGATGCCGGGAAATACGAAGGAGTTTTCGGTGTTGGAGGATTGCTACTAGCCCGTATTCCTATAGAGATTGTTGAGGACCGCACAAGTTACTTTCAGCAGCAAAATGCTGATGCGATGCAAGCAGTTGATAATGATCTTATGAAGGAAACGCAGCATCATTCGATGGCTATTCAGAAGCCTGAACGTCAATCGCGTGTTACGTTTGGTGGTCCTAAAACAGATACTTAGGTACTACTGTTTACTTTTAACAATTGCTTTGAGGAGCAAAAAGAATGGCTAATACCAACGGAAGTTTTGGTTTGCGCCCCCTGCACAAGATGGGTGGCGCGGCAAACTCCACAGGTATGTCCAATTACTCGATGTATGAAATTGCGAATGGCAACACAGATAAGCTGTATCACGGCGAACCTGTGATTCCACTATCCACTGGCTTTATTGGCGCTCCTGGAGCGGCTGCTGGCGGAACCGTGGGTCTCTTGGGTGTCTTTCAAGGTTGTGAATATGTGTCGAGCACTACTGGAAAACCTACGTGGAGTAATACTTGGCCCGGTTCTGGGGCAGATAGTAATCATCCAGTTAAAGCATATGTAGTTGATGATCCAATGCAATTATATGTAATTGCAACGGATGCGTCATGGACAAGCAAGGCTACGGCTCGTGCCGCAGTTTTTGCTAACGCAAACTTTTCAACTGCAATAACTGGTTCTGACACACATGGTGTGTCGCTTGGTCGCCTAGCGATTAGTACAATTGCTACCACTGCTGCCCTGCAAATGCGTATAATGGGTTGGGTAGAAGACGCGCTGAACGAAGATTTTTCGGCAGCGGGAATTGGTGCAATTGTCAGGTTGAATAACCACTTCAATAGCAACAATGGTGCTATTGCGGCTGGTACTCCTTCAACCACTGGCGTATAGGAGGGTTTCGGAATGGCTATTAGTAGAGCGCAACTTGTAAAAGAGTTGGAACCCGGCCTAAACGCATTGTTTGGCTTGGAATATGACCAGTACGGAAGAGAGTACGACGATATCTTCGATATGGAGAACTCAGATCGTGCTTTTGAAGAAGAGGTCATGCTTAGTGGCTTTGGTTCAGCACCGACTAAGAGTGAAGGCAGCGCCGTTTCTTATGACGACGCACAGGAAGTCTACACGGCTCGTTACACAATGGAGACAATTGCACTTGCATTCTCCATTACTGAAGAGGCAATCGAAGATAATCTTTATGATCGGTTGGCTGGACGGTATACACGGGCGTTGGCAAGAAGTATGAGTCAGACCAAAGAGGTCAAAGGCGCAGCGGTTCTTAATAATGCTTTTGACAGCACATATACAGGTGGTGATGGCCTGGAGCTTTGCTCCACAGCACATACACTTGTGAATGGCAGCACTTTTCGGAATGAGCTTTCGACAGCCGCCGATTTGAATGAGACCAGTCTAGAACAGGCTCTCATTGATATCGCAGGCTTTGTCGATGAGCGTGGTCTGAAAATTGCTGTTAAAGGTTTGAAACTGATAATTCCAAAGGAACTTCAGTTCACCACTGACCGTCTACTTGAATCAACACTTCGTCCGGGAACAGCGGATAACGACATTAATGCTATTCGGAACATGGGAATGCTTCCTAGTGGCTATGCCGTTAACCACTATCTTACGGATAGTGATGCTTGGTTCATCAAAACGGATGCTCCAAATGGAGTGAAAGGTTTTAATCGAACTCCGATTAGAACTTCCATGGAAGGGGATTTCGATACCGGAAATGTGAGGTATAAGGCCCGCGAACGCTATGCGTTTGGTTGGTCAGATCCTCGCGGTATCTTCGGATCACCTGGAGCTTAACGGAAACGGAGGAGGGGGGAATCTTCTCTCCTCCTTTTTCTGGGAATAATAGCCCTAGCGACTGTCCCAGCAGACGCTTACAAGACTCTAGGGCAAAACCTTTGTAAGAAGGATAGCTAAAATGGCTAACACAACTTTTAATGGTGCGGTTAGGTCGGAAAACGGTTTTAAAGTTATAAATATTGCCGCGACAACCGGCGCTGTCACTGAGACCTCTTCTATAGCTTCCACAGGTATTGTTACCAACAAGTACATACAGCATGTTGGATATGCCACGGGTGTCACAGTAAACACCACGGCTGGCGACAGCCCCGCGATTGGTGAGTTCACGCAACCAGCTAACACAATCATAACAAACATTAAGATTTTTTGTGCCACCGCTCCTGTTATTGGATCTGGCGATATTGGTTATGAGGTTGGAACTTCCAGTTCCGGAGCACAGATCGTTGCGGCGGTTACTGACCAGATTCTTGATGGCGGTACTACAGTAGTAGTTGGCAATGTTACGTTGCCGTCGCTGGTTACAACAACAGAAAGCACCACTACTGCGCCAGTTTCTGCTCAATACGCCTCGGCGGAAAGAACCATCTACTGCAATATTACGAATACTGTGGACGCAACCACGGCAGGTTCTTTCACCTTTATTATTGAGTATGTGCAAATTGCCTAGCTAGGAGTTTATTATGGCTGATGCTGTAAAAACGACTACCGTAATAGACGGCACTAAAACTGCTGTTATTTACTGTAGCAACACCAGCGATGGAACGGGTGAGTCTGCCGTAACCAAAGTAGATGTTTCTGCGCTATCTTCTAATCAAGAAGGCGCAAGCTGTACTGGTGTGCGAATACAAAAAGTTATCTTTTCCACCGTTGGTATGGGCGTAAAAATACTATGGGATGCCACCGCAGATGTTATTGCAGTGGAGCTTCCGGCTGATTATTCGGATACCCTGGATTATTTTGATATTAGCGGACTTCCTAATAATGCGGCCTCTGGCGGTAACACTGGAGACATTCAATTTACTACCGTTGGACCCGATAGCGGGGATACCTATTCGGTAGTCTTATACTGTCTCAAAGAGTATTAAGAGTAAGTCATGGAAGGTCTCGACAGAAGAAATGAGATCGAACTGACTAAGTTAAGAGGAGAGTTGACTCTGCTTGGTCAAAAAATAGACACCATAAAGGGAAATGACTTATTTCACATACAGAAGTCTATTGATGGTATAAATCGTGTGTTATGGGCTGTTGGTCTTTTAGTGCTAGGTCATCTGGGGGTTGCGGTAAAAATGGCTCTCTGGAGTTGATATGAAAGGTTACCATCAATATGGCCGTTTCTGGATCAAAAGACTTTGAACCTGATGTTGCAGAATACATAGAAGAAGCCTTTGAGCGGTGTGGAATAGAGCTGAGAACAGGCTATGATGCAAGAACCGCGAGAAGATCCCTTAATCTTTTATTTGCGGATTGGGCTAATAGAGGATTAAATCTCTGGACGGTAGCAGAGGTGACCCAGACGGTTGCCTCTGGGATCACCGAATACCCATTGGGGACCATTACACTAACGGTAGCGGCTAGTGGAAGCTTCACAATTGGTGAGACGATTACTGGCGGAACAAGCGAGGTAACGGCTTCTGTCATAACGAAACCGACTGCTACTACCATGACTATAACGGTTCCTTCAGGAACTTTTACAGCTTCCGAAACCATTACGGGTTCTTCCAGTTCTGCTACAACTACCGTTAGCAGCGTTCCGTCACTTAGTGATGTCCAATCTTCTGTAGATATTTTATCCGGGGTAGTGCGACGGGACAGCACTGATATAACTATCAACAGAATCGGAAGAGACGATTATCTTCGCATACCCGATAAAACTACAACGGGAAGAACCATTCAATATTATGTGGATCGTTTGATAACGCCAGTTTACCGAATTTGGCCTTCTCCAGAAAATAGTACAGACCAAATTATTTATGACCGAATTGTACGCATAGATGATGCAGATACTTCTGTAGATACAGTTGAAGTTCCGTGGAGGTTCTATCCATGTCTTTCAGCCGGTTTGGCTTATTACATAGCGATGAAAAAGGCTCCGGAGCGTGTGCAACTTCTTAAATCTATCTATGAAGAAGAATTTACGAGAGCTGCGACAGAAGATCAGGATCGTGTGTCTCTTACTCTTATTCCAGCAGCTTCTTCTCTAAGGGCGGTTTGATAATGCCTAAATATGCTTCAGAAAAATATGCCTTGGGAATCTCGGATAGGTCCGGGGTTGCCTATAAATTAAAGCATATGAAGAAAGAATGGACGGGTTTCCTGGTGGGGAATGACGAGTGGGAATCGAAACAACCACAACTAGACACTCCAAAATTTATAGCAGATCCGCAAGCTTTGCGTAATGCACGTCCAGATCGGACGGAACCGGCTGTAACAGTTCTTTTAAAATTTAATCCTTTTACTTCTGCAACCAGTGGATCTGCTGTTATTACAGTAACTGAACCAGGGCACGGCAGGAGCACGGGAGATACCGTCAGATTTCGCTCCGTAGAGTCTTTCGATGGCTTTACCTCGTCTGCTTTGGAAGATTCCGATGGCTTTTCGATTACCAAGGTAAGTTCCGATACATATACTTTCACTTCTGGGAGTGGGACCGCAACCTCTGGTGATGTTGATGGTGGGGGAGGAAGTGTTTCCGCAGGACCAGTTACGGTGAGTGCATAAAATGGCCTTTACTTTTACTACATTAAAGACGGCAATACAGGATTATACCGATAACACTGAAACGACCTTCACAGGTCAGTTATCCCGTTTTATTCTTAATTCTGAGGAAAGGATTCTCAAAGAGTGTCAATTAGATGTGTTTCGGAAGTCTTCCGAAGGAAATGCCACTAGTTCCAATAAGTTTTTGTCTAAACCCACAGACTTCCTATCTCCAAACTCACTTAGTGTTGTAAATAGTTCAAGTAACGAGTTTTTGTTGTATAAACAGGTAACGTTTTTGCAGGATTATACACCTAATCCCGCTACCACAGGAACGCCTCTATATTACGGAGATTGGGACGATTCTACATTCTTGTTAGCACCTACTCCAGATACTAATTATGCAATGGAGCTACACTACTTCTACAGACCAACCTCTATAACCACTTCCGGTGATGGTACTAGCTGGATTGGCACCAATGCTGAATTATGTCTTCTTTATGGCAGCTTGGTTGAAGCTTATACCTTTATGAAAGGTGAGCCAGATTTATTAAAAATGTATGATGATAGGTTCATTGAATCTATTCAATGGCTTAAAAATCTTGGGGAAGGGAAGCAAACGCAGGATCAATACCGCTATGACAGGGTTAGAAAGGAGGTTAGATAATGTTAAATTCTAAGGATTCCTGTGCGATGAGAAAAAGTTTAAAAGGAGCACATGTAGCTATTGTAGGACTCGGAAGTACACAAGGAACTTTTACTTCTTCTGTAGCCAACGGTAAGACTTTTGATGAAGTGTGGGCGATTAACTCTATGATGGCTCCTATCAAACATGATCGTGTTTTTATGATGGACCCAGCATCAAGGTTTCTGGATACGGAAAACGCAGGTTCCCAGACCGAAGCCCTTCGTAAAACGCTTGGATCGCACCCAGGACCAATATACACATGCACTCTGGACGAAAGAGTTC